TCTTATTGGGGCCTGGGCCGCGTACGATGATTCCGCGGGCAGGGTTATGCCGGCGGCGTCCGTGGCGGCAGCACGGGTCATGTTGGCGGCAGCACCGTCTGGGGCGGTCTCGAAAGCGCGCCCCGCCGTTTTCATTATTGACGATATTCTGTATACGGCTGACGGCTCCAAGGGCGGTGACGGGTCGTTCAACATTAACCCTGCAAACTCGTTCAGTGGTGTGCTTTACAGGCATCGTGACAATACGAACGGTCGTGGGCGCTCGACCTCGGATCACACCACCTACACTTGGGGTGACGGTATCGTTACCCTGCCGATCAAGAGTCTCATGGAGTTCTCGCTTGACGTGTGCGTGAGCATTGCGCACGAGGACTATCATTCCGAGGAGGAGAAGGATAAGGCGGTCGGCTCGTATTTCTTTGGTTTCAAGCTTGATAATCGGGGTATTTGGCAGACCGAGATTCAGTACAATCGCACGTTTATGACGCACCACATGCAATGGCGCCTTTCCGTAGAGGCCGGCTCCCACAGGGTTGCCTACACTACGGCAGGTAGTTATGGTGCTGACCCGTACTGGCATTACGACGGCGGCGTTTTCCCGGGGACCGTGTTTACGGTGGCTACTCTTGGTGCGACCCGCGTTGACCTGTAACCAATAACACAGTTTCGCTATATTGTTTCAGGAAAGGTGATAATAATATGACTAAGGTCATAGCGACGGTCGTGAATGCGGCCGGCAAGACAGTCAACGCGACAATGAGCGTGCGCCCAGAAACCGTTTACACGTCCGACAATATTACAACAGTTCCTGCTCCCGTGCGCGGCGATGCCGACGACAAGGGCAGGATCGAGGTTGAGGTAAACGCCAGCCACGGCGGCCGATGGGCAATTGTCCTGAATGTTGCCGGCGTTTGGGCGCGCGAAGTCCGAGGCGCGGAGCTGCCGGCCTCCGGCGACGTGCAGGTGACCTCCCTGTCGGCATGGAACGGCGGCAGTACCCCCGATCCCGGCAATCCCGGCGGCGGCGGCCAGAACAACGGCGGCAAGATTACCGTCAGTGATGATGGTCTTACCTGGACCTATGGAGAGTGAGAAAACACAATGGCAAACATTACTGGCTACACTAAGGCCGGCGTTGACGAGCTGGTCGCCCCCCTGTTCTCCTCGATCTCGCCTTTCGCGGTCGGCGGCCACTACTATTCTCCGGTCACGTATTTCTGGCCCGACTTCTACAACGAAGGCCAGGCCGGAAAGGTATCAAAGTGGGCCAAGACGTTGGCTTATGGGAATGCTCTCGGTTACGTTATCATGAATCGTTCTACGGGCGATTGGTCCGCCAAGGATAACGATTTTCTTACGCAGGCGCAGCGCGCCAGTGCGGCCGGGGCGAAGAGGATTCTTTGGTACATCCCTACCCGCTATGGCGTTGCGTCACTCGGCAAGGATGACGCCGCCCGGAATGGTGTGCCCGACCCGGACAAGTTTACGCGCGAATACATTATGCAGTTGTGCGCTAACCTGCGCTCCCAGTATGATGGTCTTTTCCAGGGCGTATTCTTGGACGAGGTAATCAACGGCTGGGGGGCGCAGGCCGGTCGAGTCGGATGGTACGGTGACCTCATCGGCGAAATTCGACGCACCTACGGCAAGAATTTCACAATCGCAATCAACCCTGGCAGTAACATTACTGAAGCCCTGTGTGCGCTTGATTTCGACGTGTGCATGAGTTTTGAGAACACTGCCACCAAGTACTTGACGGATGACCCGAATAACCCGATCGCGAATGATGTGATGCGGGCGCAGCCTTCCACCAAGTGGTGGCATGTTATTCATGGGGTTACGCGCGAGAATTTCCGACAGGTCATTGACCGTGCCGCGTCGTTCGGTGTTTCACATTTGTATGTGACCGATGGTGAGTTGGTTGAGGGTGAGGGTGGCCAGTGGGTTCCCGAGAAAAACCCTTATCAGAATCCTCCGTCCGATTGGATCATGGAGCGTGTGGTCGCTTGGCATGGCGGCTACCTCGGCCTGGCTGAGCGTGTTGCCACGTTGGAGGCGAAGGCGGCCCCGTCTCCGCAGCCGGGCGCCTGAGTGTTTCACGTGAAACATTCCCCCTCACCACAAGAATCGCGGTGAGGGGGAATGTTTTCATGCTCGACGCACAAGACTATAGTCCCAAGCGCTGATAGTCTCCTCCGTGCTCGCGAGCAATATCGTCCAATACACCCATGAGATCAGAACGCGCATCGTCCTGAACGGTGATAGATGGTGAGTTCAGGATCGAATGAATTGTGTTATTGATCTCCTCGAATTGATGAGCAGCGATTGCATCACGCTCTACGGTGGTCCATTGTCGCGCTAGATGGCGTGCAAGATTGGACGTAGTCTCGCCGCTTGTTTCATGGTAAACGCCCACAACGCTCAATGGCCAGCCCCAGACAGTCCATTTACTGACAGCGCCACCGTCGCCGTTTTCTACAGTGACGTCAACCCCGGCGCCCTTATAGTGATTGTGCCACTTCAGACGAGCGACCATGTATGCTTTGTCAATGCTGCACTCGTCGGGCTTCGGAAGCCACAACTGTGTGAAACTAATCTCGCGTTCGATCTCAAGCATTGGGTTATTCGCTGTCATGAGACGCTCCTCAAAAGCAAGTTACAGCGTATCGCAGAATGCTCTGGGGTGCAGGATTCCTCGTGAGTCCACCCAGCTGACACGCCGCGCCTTGTCGTCACCACAACGCCGTCATCGGTGACCTCGATCTTTCCGGGCAAAGACTCAATAATGGTTACCCCGGCACGGTCGGAAATGCGGGGTGACGGGAGCGTGTCCTGCAATTCTCTGGCAATAGCCAGCGCGATTTCCTGGCGGTCAATCTTGCTCATTATTCTACCTCCATAGCCGATGGTGTGACACCGATCTGCCCCTGATAATGCGAACCCAACCCATTGGTGCCATACGGTGCACTGGCTGGCCTGTCCAGGTCCTCGAAAGCGATTTGCGCAATCCTATCCCCCGGACGAAGAATGGCGGATTTAGAAGAGTGCAAGTTGGCGATCTCCAGGGTCACGTTTCCCTGGAACCCTGGGTCAATGTATCCTGCTGACACGTGGACGAGAATTCCGCGGCGCGCCCATGATGACTTGCCTTCTACCCTGGCCACTAGATCGGCAGGCACATTGACTTTTTCCTGGGTGGACGCGAGAATGAACTCACCCGGCAACAGTTCGTAACCGTTCTCGTCTATGGTGATGTTTTCGTCGCCGTGACGGTAGGTGATAATGTTTTCGTCCAGTCGCACTTCCACTGACGCTGGCTGAATAGACAGCGGTTTGCGCCAGTCGGAGATGAGTTCGCCCCAATCGATTCTGCGTCGGAGAGTGAAATCACTCAGAGTAGCCATCTCGGTAGACCTCCATCTTCGCCTTCCTTGATCACATGGACCCTGTAACCTTTGTCACATAGAATTGCTTTGGCTTCGATGGCAAGGGCAGGCTTGTCTCCCGGGATGATTTCTATTGCGTCCTCACCGCACTCCGACACTACGATCGCGCAGACGTACGCATCGTCGTCCGATGAGTCACTATAAGTGATCACATACTTGCCTATCTCATTCGAATGTGTGCACCTAGTAAAAGTGAATCTTCCTTCCTGCCACGAACGCAATGCAGATGTTACTCCCTGAACAAATTGCACGGTACGCATAAGCTCACGGATCGTGGTAGACGGATCGGTAGAATTACTTTTGATAGTGAATTCGCAGTCGGTGGCGTGCATGAATGCAGTCGCCACCCACCGCTCCCTGAATTTCACCAAATCAACGAAAGCAATGTTAACAATATTTTCCATAACGCTCACTTCTCTTCTGGGATATAGGCATTGAGGTGATCGTACGAAATGGCGGACGTAAACTCTACGAGCCGATCTCGAATCTCCCTGGCACGATCCTCCGGGGTGAGCTGCCTATCGATAGTGTCCCAGTAGACGTTTCGCAAGATCGCGATCACCGCCTGCCCTCCCTGCTCGTTGACGAGTTCACGCAGATACCACGCCGCCTTTCCCGTGTCGACATTCTCGTCAGCACCATTCTTGTGGCCAGCCCTGAAAATATACTTCAAAGCACTGCCGGTCAGATAGTCTTTGTCGCGAATGAAAGTAATGGGCTCAGGATCGAGGGCCGCATAATGCGACGGGTGAGCTACCTCGTTCTCATGCACATTATCCTCGACACATCCGCTATTCTTCTCTGTGATATAGAGAATGTTATCGCAGAGAGTCAGCTCATAGCGCTGCTCGTCGAACGCGAGAAACGCTTCCCCACCACTCTCACTTTCATACCATATGCACCATTCGCCAGTGAAATACCGACAAACCTTCTTGACGAGCGCATAATAGCTGTCAGAGGTGCGAAAGCAAACCGGACCGTTGACGAACTTCGATTCACAGTCGGGATCAGACTTATATCTGCCAATACGCCGCCAAAGCCAACCATCATGCTTTCGCTCCAGGGAAACGTGACGCCGGCCCCAGCAGTCCACTCGCCATTTACAGAAAGAATTGCGACGGACATGCACCTCCCAGAACCCATCATGCGCCACTACCTTCGAAACATACTCGTACACGCCATTCGGGTAGTAAATCTTCTCACACCCATCATCTACAGGTGACACCACATAATCTCCTCTCTCTGTCTGGGTAATCGAATAATCGTTGTGCTTGAAATAGTGTCTCCGCTCTACACCACCTTGAACAGAATCGAAACCAATCCCCTTGTCGTCTCCGGTTTGCGCTATGATTCTCTCTTTACTACCGTCCGGCAAATAAAGCCAAACCGGTTTCAAAAACACCGTGTCCATAATCGTTCACACTATTTTCAGTTGCCGAGAGTGCCGACAGTAGCGAAGTAAGCGAAGAATACCTGAAGCCACCAAAAAGCGCGCCACGCCAATGACAGTCCGATAACACCGACGATGAGGGCGACTGCACCCATTGCCATGCCCTCACCCGTGGACCTCGGCCTGCGAAGCCATGCCACGAACCGATTCGTGGGACGCGGAGGCGCCATCACACTGAGCGGCACAGACCGTGCGGGCGGTGCCGGGGCAGGCCGAGGCGGCGGAGGCGGCGCGGGCGTGCTAGTCGCCGGAGGCGGCGGCGCAGGAGTAGGAGCCGACGGGGCACTCGAAAAAGTAGACATAATAGTTTCCTCACTTTCCGTTCAGTTCTGCCATGAGACGGTTGGTCCAACCGTCACTGTAGTTGAAGTTTGTGCGCTTTGCGTGGCGTGTGCTTTTGATTCTCTTCGCTCGATTCTTCTTGTGCTCCTGAAACTCGAGTGTGTTGCGACGGACCTCGTCTTCGCGTCCGTCCATGCGGTGAATGCTTGGGTATTTCATGACTTGACCCACTCGATCTCGTCGCCGAGAAGCCCGCGCAGATCATTGATCAGGTTACGGGCATTCCCGAGCTCTTCCTCGGCGATATCGAAAACTCTGTAAACGTTTCCTTCAGTGCAGACGACTAGGAAAGAATCGTTGGCGCATTCGGGGATGAAAACGTTGCGGACGTTTCCGATGAGAGCGGGCCGCTGAACGGGAATGGCCTGTACGAGATCGGCGCCCGTGAGAATTGCGACAGCGGTCACTCTCTCAATAGGGATGCCCCGGAATTCGTTCTCACCTTTCTCGTACCCTTTCGCAGGGAAGTGAATCTTGGTGCCCTTCAGATTGGTGAATACTGCTCCCCCGGTAGTTTTGCATGATCCGTATCCGGTGCGACGGCGTGCCATAGTAATCCTCTTCTCAAAATATGTGTGTGTGATGGTGATGGGTGGTGGTGGCCTGTCGTGGGCGACGGGCCACCATCGTTACGTGTGTGTCAGTTGTCCAGCCACCAATCGGCCAGGTAGGCGATGGTCTCGTCTGTCAGCCAGGAGAGTCCGTCGTGGACGATGGTGAATCCGTCGGCATCGTACTGCCAGAGTCCCCAGGAGACGACGTCGTCGCACACGTGGAGTCCGAGCGCCTGCCCGCCGTCGGTGGTGCTTCGCTTGAGGCCGATGGTCTCGCCGGTCTCGTCCACCCAGTAGTCCGTGTCGCCCCAAGCTTCGGCGGCAGTGCCAACGGCGTAGGCGATGTCAGTGTCGGTGGCGATGTTCTCAACGGTGGTGGTCATTGTCTTGTCCTCTCTATCTCTGGCTGGGTGGCCTGTCCTCCCTGCCGATGACTCAATCGTGCTCCCCTGTGCGCTGCGAGTCAACCCATGTGATAGGTAACATATCTCACAAAACTGAGTGTGTGGTGTACGTTGACAACGCTGGGCGCATGTGGTATACGCGCGCGCACGCACCCATATATACTACGGACACACCCAGGCGCTCATGATAAAATTAAAGCCACCGAAAACCTTTATGAAAGGCGGTGCAAAATTGGCAGATTCCGTCACAGAATATGCTGCGTCGGAAATGAAATATTGGTGCACCACAGGCGACTACGGGGGCACCGGATATGCCCAGGATAACCGGTGGACCTGCTACTGGAATTCCAATGATGCCGGCTGGAAAACGGGCCCTGGCGACATGGATTGCAGTAGCGGCGTAGCAGGCGCCTACAATATTGCATTCCACAATGTCTGGGGAACAGGATGGGACGATCCGATCATGTTCCCGCGAACCGGCGAAACATGGACCGAAACCCTGAATTCTCTGGCTGCGAATCGCGGTTTCATGGATATTGGGGACACATGGTACGGATCCACGCCGTCGGGAGGATTCCATGTCGGCGATATGGTCCTGAAAACTACCGGAGACGGCGGACATGTCGCAATGTGCGTGCGCGAAGACGACGGCTCATTCAATGCGGGCGACCCGCTCCTCGCTGAGGCGTGGATTAACGAGAATGGCGAAATCGCGGAAGGTCAGATGGGGGACCAGACCGGCTACGAAACACACGTAGTCCGGTACAGTAGTCACCCGATGACTGTCGCGGCCTCGTGGTCCACATGCATCCGTTTCGGAAAGAGGACCGATTCCGATAACGGGCACGAGTCTACCGGCTCATATCGCCTTTCTTCAATTCAGGAGGCCGTTCTCAGGGCCGCCGATGCGGAGAATTGTCCATGGTGGGCCGCCCTGGCTTGCTTGTGGATGGAGACGGGCGAGCGCGGCGCGAACATTTACGGGCACGACGCCGGCGGTGCTGGTCCGCACGGTGAGGAAGTGACCGAGGAGAATTTCCGCGAATTTCTTGCGGCGATTCGAGACGGTGAAACCTCGAATGGTGTGGGGCCTTTGCAGATTACGTATCCGGGTTATTTCCTGGATGACCCGGATCGTGAATGGTGGATGCCGGAGAGGTCGGCTGAGGTCGGCTGCCGTATTCTTCGTGACCTTATCAACGCGGAAGGCGACAGTTATGAAGCGTTGAAGCGCGTTGGGTCGCGTTATAATTCAGGGAATCCGTATGACGCGTATGAGTCTTATGGGATTCTTTTCAGTAATCGTTGTAAGTCTTGGTATGATTATGGTCGTCCTGCTGGGGGCGCCGGAGAGGATTTTTGGGATATGAGCGAGGGCGTTGATCTGCTCAGGGAGATTCGTGACCTGTTCCGTAGTGGAAAGGCTGGGGATCACTTTGCGGGCGACATGAATTGGTACGCCAAGGCCACCTACGAGGAGGTTAAGTCTATTCACGCGTCCGTGGATCAGATCCTGCATTCCGTGACTCCTGGTCAGGAGAATGTTCGTGAGGCGGGCGCGATTTATGGTGCTGTGAACGAGATTCGTAAGGCCGTGTCTACGCCGTCGTCTTTGCAGGCGCATGATGGTGTCGCAGAGTCTCCGACTCCGGAGTCTCCCGCTCCGGCTCCGGAGCAGAATTCCTGACACAGCATATTGACATTTATCGCGGTCTGTTCGCTCGCTATTATGCTGGGCGTTGTGTCATGATGGATATGTCATACGGAGAGCTTCGCTCTCTTCCCTCTCCGTGATCTCCTGTGACAGTGGTAGAGCAAGTCTCCGGACGGTCGGTGAGGATCGTCCGGAGACTTGCTTTTGTTGTGTGCTATACTTTCTTGCGTACCGCTTATTGGTTAATACACAAATATTTTCCTACGCGTTCCGACGGTGCATCAAGAGAATACTATCGCCCTCACGTTTCCTACACGTTTACCTCCGCGTGCTTTAGGGGTCAGCGTGGGGGCGATGGTATACAATCCATCGAATGAAAGTGAAAATTAGGGTGACTAAGTCGCTTTATGTTGCTACCATTTTTGCGGCCGTCATGGTGACGGCAAACACGGCGTTCATGGTGTACGATGATTTCACCAATGGCACCATGAATGTGACTCGCGATTCTCTGTGGTGTGTTGGTGCGCTCATTCTTTGGTTCAGTGTGCGCACTGTACGGTTTATGCGGCATGTCGGCTATCATCCCGGCTTCCACAGGAAGTGATCGAATCGTAACATTCCCGCCCAGCAATGATGATGTTGGGCGGGAATGTTATATAATAACTGTTGCAGCCCGGCCAAAACAATCACAATAAAGAGGACATTAGATAGACGATGGTCCCTTTCATGCATGATGTCCTCTCCGACGCCACCCTGGTCGCCCTGGCCGCACTCACTGGAACAATATTCTCCAACATTACACAGCGCAAAAACGCACGCGACCAGGAACAAATCTCAATTCTGGACATCACCGTCCGGTCTCTTTCCGAGAGAGTGACCGCCTTGGAGACAAGTCTTGCGGCCGCCGAAAGAGCAGCGGATCTAGCAGAAGACGGCCGCCGACGGGCAGAAGTGAAATGGTGGGAAGCCGTCTCTTTCGCGCACAATGTTATCGATTGGGGGAGGTCCCTGAAAATTCTGATACCATCTGATAAAGAGGACTCAATCCCTACTGAGCCTCAAATTCCGGAATCTATGAGGTGATTCATAAAATGTTTACTCCTGAGGTCCGCAAGGCCCTTTATGCCCTGCTCACCGCCGTGCTTGGTGTTTTTGCGGCTTTCAATGTTATTTCCGCAGACCAGGCGTCTCAGTATGCTGACGCTGCTACCCAGATTGTCGGTGCTCTGACTCCGGCCCTGGCTCCGTACCCCCCCCGCCCCGGCGCGGCCGCTGGCCGTCACGCTGCCGGTGAGGGTGAGGCCACTGAGGACAAGATCGCCTGACCTCCGCCTTTCATAGAACATTACTGCCCCCTACCGGACAAGCGGTGGGGGGCAGTAATGTTTCACGTGAAACATGATGTGTGTTTCACGTGAAACATTCACCGTCGTTCCACGTCGTCTCCGATAATGCGGGCGATCACGACCTCGTCGTGACGTTTAGTGACCGCCCACAGAAAAAGATGACGCCCCGCATCCCGCGCGTCGTCCGCATCCGGCTGGCCCACATTAGACCCTGTAGGCCAAAAACCAAGAGACTTCAAAACATGGTCGGGCATGGTGGTCTTTGCCATTGCGGGAGTCTGCCAGATAATATCCCCGATCTCCCACTCCAATACAGAGTTGATTTTTACTGGGGTGAGGTCTGCGAGAAAATTGTTGCCCGGCCTGAGATCGAACTGTTCGCACACGGTAATATCAGGAGCATACTCGTTGTATGTGGCGAGAATATCGTAGACGTTACTCATCCAATGCTCATGCTTAAGCTGCTGAACATGAATGATTGAGAATTCGCAGTCGTCGCGGAAGTCTCCGACGACGATTCCTGTTGATTTGCCGGGATCAACGGCCATTACGCGCTCCGCCATTCCATTCTCCTCTCTTCTATTTCCGCAA